ACCACCTGGACCACTCCCACCCGTTCCGCTTACAATTCTCCTTATATCGTATGTACTGCTATCTGTTGACATTATACCGATTTAGTTTTTTCGCCTAGTTGAGCGTAAATTGTGCCGCTTGTGTTGTTTTCGGGTAAGTATGTGAACCTGATCAACCTACCCATGAAATAGCTGTCACGTATCGCGATAATATTCTTATCCATTGTAAAAAGACCGTCCGCATCTCCATAGTTTGGGATGGTGGTCCATATTTTAGTATTTAAATGGTTAATACTTTCCTCTACGCATATTTTTGGCTCACCATTGCCCCCCGTCAGCTCAAACTGAGCCAGCCAACGCATATCCTGTCCGCAATCAATATTGAACTCCGCGGAGACTTGTTGAACTGTTGCATCTAAGTTTTCAAATATGACGTAAGACCTCATTAAATACCTGAAATATATTCAAACAACTGTACGTTTTCTTCAGGATACACATCGTCATTATCGCATATGTACCACTGTATTTCTTTTGCGTTCTTGATCGCTTCGTTATATGCTTCTACAATATTAAACCCGCTATAAAATGGCCCTTGACTGACCTCGTTATTATTAAAAACGACGCCGGTATTAGTTTTTTTAACCGCTAAATCACGTACTGCATAGAAATAAACATATTGCAGGGTTGCGGTTTTCATTCCTTCAGAATAGCGTACACAATCATTATCATCAATAGAAAAAGCATTGTAAATATCAATAAATCGCTGAGTTTGTGGCACTCCACTAACCAAATCAGCAATAAATAACTCATACAACTCAGCACCTAATAAATTAGTTAAAAACTCCTTTTCGTATTTATCAAAGTATGTTTGATAAGATCCGTATTTCGGCTCTGGAAGGCTGTATTCGGTACCTGCTAAATCCGCTATTTGAATGATGTCTGACATTGTTATTTTAGATCAGCTAGCTCTTTACCTACTAGAATTTGAGCCGTTTTTTTTGAAATCGTGTACTCTTGCCCTTTTTTCATGTGTTTATCGCTTTTTGATATAATCACAACGATATCAGGCAGGCTCTGCCAGTCAATAGATTTTTTTGCTGTTGTTTTTTTAGCGGTCGTTTTCTTTTCCGCTTTGTTTTCGATGTTTTTCTTTTCTGCCATATAGTAAAAGCGGGAGGAATCACACCCCCCGCCTGTTATTTATCTATTAAAGAGCTTCAAGAGCTGCCTTATCAGTAGCAATTGTACCTTTTACGAATGCAGTAGTTTGATTTGTTTTAATAACAACCAAACCGCGCCACTCTGCCAATACTGTTATTAAGTTCTTGGTAAAGTCGTCGGAATCTCTTCCAACCTCTACAGAAATAGAACCATTGTCGTAAACAGTCGCTTTTGTAAAATCACCAATTAAATAGGTACCTTGTGTTACTAAGGTAGTTTCAATAATTGGAATTCCATCTAGTGACAATTGCCCGGCTACTAATTGCAACGCGTCAATATATGCCTTGTCCGTTGACGATCTTTTGATCTGCATAAGACCCAAAACATCAGTAGGATGAGCCATTATGTAATTAGGCGCTGATTGATTAGCAATCTTGATTTGAGTTACGCCCGTGCGCAATACGTCAACAAAATTAGCATTATCTACGGCTTGAGGTGCTGTAGTTGCGTCAAATGCTGTCGCCTGTGTGAAGATACCGTTCAAATTTAAACCTGTACCGTCACCGCTGTAGACTTGTGATTCAACTTCTCTCAATAATTCACCAACAAGCTCGTTGTTAATTTCAGTGTCCATGAATCCGATATCACTAGACATTTCCTCAGAAAGTTTGATAAAAGCAGTAAACTTTTTACGTGTTTCTGAATTAACTACAATATCGAAATCGATTTGATTTTTCAAATCACCCTCGGCCGTTCCACCTGCTGCACCGTCACGGTTTTGTTTAGAAACCCATGAAATCACATTGCTTTCCGCTGTACCTCTTGATACAATATTTAAAAGCCTTACTTCTCTTGATGGGATATCGTCGAGACCGGTTAGTCTTTGCTCTACTGGAACGTTACCACCTGAAACGTTGCTGCTAATCAACATTGTTGCAGCCGCTTTGAATTTCAATCGCTCGTTTGAACCGCCTTTGATAGATTTAAGCGTCTCAATACCAGATTTTAGCCCTGACAATATGCTGTTTTGGCTGCCTAGTGCTTCCTCTTTTTCTTTTGCTGAAAGCTTTTTGATTGCAACCCCGTACTCTTTCAAAGTATCATTAAGAGCTTTGATTTGTTGTACTTGGTTTTCTTTCAATTCGCTTTTAAGCGAGTCAATATCTTCTTTGCTTGCTTTCGCTTCAATAGCTTTTTCAAGCTCTTCGCTCTTAATTGAATTGTATTCGTTATAGATACCCGCAAGCTCCTCCGCAGTTTTAGCCGCTAGATCACTTTCCTTGATACCTTTTTGAACTAAGAAATCTTCTAATTTCATCGTTTTAAAGTGTTTAGTAAAAATTGTTTAGAATTGTTTTTGTCTTCTTTTACTTCTGGCTGAGTGACTAGCGGCTCAGTAGTTTGCAAAAGTTGGTTATACTGTGATTGGCACACTTTGAGCGCCATTTCCAGCCTATAATATGCTTGATCGGATGCATTGCCAGTATGGAGGCCCTTCAAGAGTCCGTCCATTTTTTTATTTATTTTCTCGAGTAATTCGATTTTATTACCCTTGGATACGTCTAGGGTGGGTGTTAATGGATTAGCGCCAAAAGTTACCGCTGACCCCTCCCACAGCATTACTTCTTTAATGTCATTGACTTGAATACCGTCCAACTCAATAACGGACATTTTATCCGCTATGTAGTTAAACCCGATTGAATGCTCGTTAATTATACCCTCGCGATATTGTATTAATGCGGCTTCACCGTCTGGCGCTTCTGATAATTCAGCCGTAGCCACCAACCCGTCAGCCATTTCTTCAAGTGTAATGAATTTACCAATAGGTTTCTCCCAGTCGTGGAAACGTAAAAACTGAATTTTACGGCCGCTTTGACTTTCTGGTCCTCTTTCGGCTATTGATTTAGCAAAGGCCCCTCTACGTATAACATCCCCGTCCGAATCGATATTGTCATACTTAGAGAGCATTATTCTCACTCGCCTTGTTTTAGGATCTATGTCCTTTAGACTTAATTCGCCTTGACTTTTAGTTTTGTATAATGCTCGACTCATTGCTTAAAATCATTTGTATTTGTTCGTCGGTATATTGATAATCACATTTCAATAATTCCGCTTTACCTTCTTGACTAATTGGCATATTCAAGATTACGTTTACGCCCTCCATTTTTATCTTATCTTTCTCAGCTTCAGTTTTCTTATCCTTTTGTAGTGCCTCGATTTTACTATAATCGTGTCTAATCCTTCGACTACCATCTGGATAGTGATTCATAGCAATGAATTTATTGTCATGTGCGTCGAATAATTCTGTCAGTGGCTGCATAACATTGGTGTACATTGATTTCTCAGCCTCCATACGATTACTATATGTTTTATTTTCTGGATCGTTAAACAAACTAGAATCATACCCTAAGACGTTACATATAGCCCTTAACCCTGTAACCATGTGTTCAATCATTTGTAAATCCGTCGAACTCATGGCCATTTGTTGATATGTTAAGGCTTTGTTTGTTACGATAGTTTTTCCATAGTTGTGCGCACCTGCTTGTCTACTATCAAAAGCCTCTTGTACTTGTTGCGCCTGGGGTCCATCCATTGGTCTGTTAGATTGATCTGTTACGAACCCAATAGCCCCCCTGTTTTGAAATAGTGAGGCGCTAGCGTCCCATCGATCGTTTCCAGTTTTAACAACCCTACTAGCAACCTGTATTAGAGATAAACCGTAAAATGATTCCTCAACCGTAGAAAATGACGGGTTAAATAGTTTTATCTGTTGTAAGTCCTCTGTCGTGTATGTTCTTTTTTGTGTGCCTAATTGAAAATCGTAGGTGACATTTGGCATAAAAAAGTCCTGGCTGGCTTTTATAGTAACGCTAGAACTGGGTAATATATCAACTTCCTGAATAGTTGAACCGAAACCATCTTGGCCTACCATGTAGCTATTTCCATTGCAAAGCAGATAAACTAACCTTTGCGTGTTGATGTCGTTCCAGGTATAACACTTTCCAATATTAGGCTTTTCCCAAAGTTCATGGATGGTGGTATCTTCTTCTAGTTCCCACCCTTCAGAGGTTTTACGCTCTACAATTTGCGGAATAGAATTAAATACCTCGTACGTTTTAGAGATTACGCTGTAAACATCAACATTAGACTCGTATCCTTCGGTCAAATAAGCGTTGTTGTTTTGCCCTAATTTATTAGCGTGAAAACTACCGAACAACTTCCATACGACTTTACGCTCTGTTTGCGTTAGTGGTATTTTGCCCGTAAAAAGATTTGTGAACCAATTCATTCGCTACAAAATAAACTGAATTTTGCGCATTTTACAAAATATTATTTTGCAATCAGTATTTATAACGAAATATTATTGCGTATGAAGTGAAATGCAAGTAAATACAAGATTATACAACTTGCATATTGTTTTGTTATTGTTTATACAAAAAAACCCCGGCTTTTATAACCGAGGTTCACGCGAATAAAGGTAGGATTCGCCCATCCAAGTCTGAACACCTAATTTATGAATTAATAATTATCCGACAAAAAAATCTCTGTTGTAGCCCAAGTCTTCAAGAGCGTATCTTGTGGCGTCGATGAGGTGATTATATTTATCTATTGGTGTGTTAATTTTTTTATCGTGCCAACAATAATTCCTTAGTTCATTGTGTAGGTTATAGCTTTGAGGATCAGCTATAATGTGCATTTTTAACATTTCGGTAATACCTCTTTTTATTGACTCTGGACCTTTTTCGGCTGAGACGATATTAATACCCATGTTGTAAAGCTCATCGTTTAGCCTGCCATCTCTTTCGGCCATTATTAGATTACCCTTTGGTACATTTTTTAAAATAAAATTACCGATCATTTCACGGTTAAGCTCGGTTTGATACAAATACTCTTTTAGATACAGTTTATTGGTTTTCTTATCATACGCGGTTCTAATTAATGCGGTAGGGTCATTGCTATATCCGTAATCTATACCCCATACAGAAAATAGATCTTCATTGAATTCACCTTCCACCCATGTTTTAAATATTAATCCCTCTCTTTCTGCTGCTTCTCCTAATCCGTAGACTTTCCACATGTATTCATTAGCCGTTCCCTGTCGTACATTATCTATGTTAGAGGGGTCGTATCCTAATATCTTATTTTTTTCTTGTTTAGAAATGCCGGGATTGTCTCTGAATGTAGTTTTTAAAAAGCTTACGTCATCCCTTTGATTAAGATTTAAGACCCAGTGTATATTTTCGCTAGGGTTTGAGTCTATCCACCAAAAAATACGGCACCTTTGTTCTGCTTGGTCGAATACTGATTTTTCAATGTTTGGTATAGCTTCATTGAAAAATACATAATCAGAACTAGCACCGAGAAACCTACTAGGTTTGTCTGCTCCTAGTAGGTTAATCTTGCACCCATTCAACCAAAAGCTAGGCACCTCTTTGACATCTGCAAAAGGCGAAGTAATACCGTAGTCGGGTAACCTATTGTTGAAGTCTTCGTATAGTGTTGTTTTAAACGACGCGTAAACATCTCGAACAATATTGATCGTACATTTTTTGTCATTATGTACAACATAACAAAGAAATATAATGAAGTCTATTGAGGACCATGTTTTCCCAGACCTAGACGAACCTATTAAAACAGTACCGCTCTTTTTAGATTTATAAGACTGTACTAAATGAGCAAGGTTTTTATTTATCTGTCTTTTCATTCGGATGTGGTAAACAATAAAAGCTAATTAGTATCTCTATGTTTAACCAGTTCGACGTATAAGGATTTAGGTATTTCATGCCAATCACCGCCTCCAATACCCTCTACGGTCCAATAATACCTGTAATTTTCCTCTTTTATTTCTAATCCTCCGTATGTGTTCCCAATTTCAAACATAATTTTTAATTTATTGTTTTATTCTTTCTCTTATCATAATCTATTGATAATACATCAGTTCATTTTTAAATAATATTCCATTTCGTTTGTATCTAAAGAAAAAGTCTTGTCAACTATTATAAAAAAGCAGCATACAACACCATCAATGTAAACAGAATCACCTTTTGACATATTTACATCATATTCTCTATCTATAGTATAATAATAGCGACCTTCACATATGCTATGTCTGTTTATTCCTAAATCTTCGTAACAATCTTCAACATCGTTAGTATAAAATTTAAACACTGTTTTCATCAGTTCAATTTTTTATCTGTTGAAGGTATCCAATTAATATGTACGGGGCTATCAAACCCCTCCAATACTAGCCATAAGCCAGAGGGCGCCATGTGTGGGATTTTTTTAATCTCCTGTACTTTCCACATTTTACCCAGGTAGCTAACCTGAAGACCTCGTTTTATTTGTTCGTTCATCTGTTGCATGATTATTTATTGTTTTTACCGGTTATAAAAATCCAAAGGGCTGATATTGCTACGTGCTGGAAAAGCACCAGGATTGAAGCTAGGAAGGTTATGGCCAACCATGTTGGCACATGTATCGTGTAGACAATATTCAAAGTTGACAATACCAGCGTCATTACTCCACTTACGCAGAATATTAAACTTGTCAGCCTTATTATTTTTGTGTACAATTTCATAATTCATATTTTAATATAGATCTTACATGTACTTCTAAATCATTTTTGTCATTCTCTAACTGTAAAGCTGTCTTATCATTCATCTTTATCACCTCCCTCTATCATTCCTTTTA